TTTGTTTTGGGATATGACGATGGCTGAGTTAGATTTTGTTTGGTATGGTTACCGTCATAAAGAAGAACAAGAGTGGTTAAGAGCTAGATGGCAAACGACAATTTTGCTTAACATACAACTACCAAAAGGTAAAAAGATTAAACCACATGAGCTTTTACCACTTGACTGCGATAATCGTAACTTTGTAAAGCAAAGAGTGATGACACCTGAGGAACTTCAAGAGGTCTTAAAAAAATACGATAATATAAAGAAATAGGATAATGGCAGATAATCAAGTAGACTTAAAATTAAACCTCGACTTTAAAGGGGTTAATGATGCTTTATATCAGATGATTGGTCAATTTAATGGGACTGATAAAGAGTTTCAAAGAATTGCTAATAACATACAGAAGAATGCTAAAAACTTAGAAGCTGCTATTAAATTATTTGGTCCTGCATCACAACAAGCTGGTGCTGCTGCTAAAAAAATGGAAAAAGATTTCCAATCATTAGTTGCAAATGGGATTGACCCAGCAAGTGCTAGTTTTAAGAAAATGACTGCATCAATGCCTTCATCTGCAGGTCTAGATGCTACCACTGGATCATTACGAAAAAATAATATGCAATGGTCTAATCTTGCTTTAGTTATACAAGATTTACCTTTTGGATTTAGAGGTATTCAAAATAACCTTCCTGCTTTAGCTGGTGGATTTGCTTCAATGACTGGACCAGTATATTTAGGTATATCTGCAATTATTGCTGCTGTTACCGCTTGGGATATGGGTTTATTTAAATTAGGACAAACTACAAAAAAAGCAAAAGAGGATCAAGATGATTATACTAAAGCTATTAATAGTTCTATATCTTCTGCTTATGGGGAAATATCTCAAGTAAAATCTCTTGTATCTGTAGTAAATAACCAAACTATTTCAATAGATAAAAGAAGATTAGCTCTTAAAAAACTTCAAGACGAATATCCTGGATATTTTAAAAATATGTCAGTTGAAAAGACATCTGTAGATGATTTAACATTGTCTGTAGGAGAACTTACTAAAGCCATGATTGCTCGTGCAGAAGCAAGTGCAATGACTAGTGAAATAGAAAAGAAAGCTGCTCAAAGATATAATAATACTAAAGAAATTGAAAACAATGAGAAAGCAATAGTTAATTTAAAAAATCAGTTACCAATATTAAGTAAAGTATCTCAATATGTGAGTGGTGGATTTGGTGCTGGTGCAAAAAAATTAGCTTCTCCATTTACTCAAGCAACAATTGAAATACAAAAATTAGAAAAAGCTAATAAAGCACTAGAATCATCAAATGAGAGTTTACAAAATTCCATGTCTTTATTACAAAATTCAGTTGATTTTAGGACTGGCACTTCAATAGGATTAGAAACTAATAAACCTACAGGTGGAAAAACTCCAGAACAATTAGCAAAAGAAGAAGCTCAAAAACTTTTAAGGGCACAAGAAGTACAAATAAGTAATTATTTAGATACTTTAAATGATAGAAATAAGGAAATAGTTGAATCAGAGTTAAAACTTCAGCAAGATATTGCTACTTTAAACGAAGCAGGTTTTACTAATTATGAAACTGCTTTTACTGCTAATAAGATTAGAGTTGAGCAAATCAATAAAAAGTATAATGATAAAGAAATTGAAGAAGCAAGAAAAAAAGCTGAACAGATTGCAAGAGATGCAGAAATTATTGATAATAGACAATTACAAAACTCTTTAGATTCATTAAAAATACAGTCAGATGTTGCAATGAAAATTGCAAATTTATCTGGTAATGCTAATGCTGCTGATAGAATAAAAATACTTGAAGAATATAAATCTGGATTATATGATTTAGCTTCTGTTGGTGGTTATACGGCAGAACAATTTGATAAAATAGATGATGCCATTAAAAGAGTAGACGCAGCTATTGATGGTTCTAAAGATAAAGTAAAAGATTTTAGCATTTCATGGCAAGAAACATCCAATACAATTAATGGTATTTTAACAAATTTAGTTAGAGATTCTATTGTTAAATTTTCAGAAAATATAGGTAAGGCTTTAGCTGGTGAAGGAACTAATCCATTTGAAGGTTTTGGTCAAATGATTGCAGATGCTGCAATAGGTATTGGTAAAGCTTTGATTGCTTATGGTGTTGCAATAACTGCTTTTGCTTTTGCTGTTTCTAATCCTTTTGCCGCTATTGCCGCTGGAGCAGCATTGGTAATCGCTGGTTCGTTTTTAAAATCAAAATTATCTAAACAAAATAAAGGTGCTAAACCTACTGCTTTTGCTGATGGTGGTATCATATCAGGACCAACTATGGGATTAATGGGAGAATATCCTGGAGCAAGTCATAACCCTGAGGTTGTAGCTCCTTTAGATAAGCTTAAATCACTTATTGGTAGTGGAGGCGGTACTCTAGAAGCTAGAATAAGCGGTAACGACTTATTAATATTAATGAACAAAGCAGGTAGAAACAATAATAATACGTTCTAATGGCATTCATAAACCCAAAATACGAGATAATATTTGATGATGTATATGCTATCCCTGATGGCACAAACACCGTCTATAGGGCTCAGATTTACAAAGACGGCTATTCTAGTGCGACTATATTTCCTTTAACTGGTTCTAATAGTCCTTTTGTTATAGAAACTATAGATACAGAGGGTAATGCTTATACACCTGTGTTAGCAACAAGAGCTACTTTAAATATAGTAAAGAACGAGTTTCAACCTAGCACTAACTATGCTAATTTGTTACAAGACTTCTTTACAGCTGATGATAATGACTATATGATAGTTGTTACAAAAGGAACTTATAATGGTTCTTATACATGGAATACAGTTATATGGAGAGGGTTTTTTATACCTGTTGATAGTGTTCAATATTCTCCTGTTTCTTTAAATAGCTTGTCATTGACATTTGTTGATGGTTTAGCTAGGACTAAGAACAAGAAATACTACTTTAATCTTACTAACGGCATAGGCTTTAATTCAGAGGATCAAGTAAGCGTAAAAGACTTACTTATTGATTGCTTTGCTAAAACAGAGTTTACTTTAGATGTATGGGTAAACGAATACTATAAAACAGCAAATGTAGCTTCTAGAAACATAGAAAATATGTATTTAAAGAAGAACTACCTAATGGAGCAATATGGAGAGTATATAAACTACTATGACATATTAGAATACTTGTGTAATAGATTTGGATGGGAATGCTTTTACAAAGAAGATAAGTGGTATTTAACTTCTTATGGTGCTTTGACTAGAGAAGCTACCATTGCTTATTATGTTTATAATAGTGCAGGAACATATCAGTCTACACAAACAGTAGGCAATACAACTACAGTTGCTATTGATAGTACGAACAACTTTAAGCAAATTGGACAATCATTAATGGTTAGCTTTAATAGAGCTCAAAAGTCTTATACTCAGTTTAGCCCAATATATAACGTAAAGCAACTTGTTGCTAATGGATGGTTTTTATCTTGGTCTGGAACAAATAATGCTGACGCATGGATTGAAACAGGAATGATAGGAAGTAAGCTTGATCCCACGAATGGTGGACTATATACAACAGATTCTACTACAAGTCCTGGTGAAACTAATAAAGCATTTAGGTCATTTAATAATGATGTTAAAATAGGCGACTATTTAAACGTAAGATGGTTAGATTATAAATATAACTGTACGGCTAGGTATTGGGTAAGAATTATACCTTCTGATAACTCTGCTGCTCAGTATTTAGATAATACAGGGGAGTTTACAACAACTGTAACATATCTTAATGATTACCCTGTAGCATTCCCTAAGCAAATATTAGTACCTATTGATGGTTCTATAGATGTTGTTATTTTAAGACCCTTAGAAACAGGTACTGGACCATTTTTAGAATTATACTATTTCTTAGTACAAAATACTGGTCCTTCATCACAGATTTATAATTATGATTCATACAGAGAAATAGGTAGTAAGGATTCTCAATTTAAGCCAGAAGAAGGTGATAATTTTGCTTTAGGCTTTATGTACAATGACATATTTAAGAATAATGATACAGGTGCAAGAGCTGCAAATAGTCCTAAAGATGTATCAGCATCTTCTTATGTTGGTATGTACACTACAAGTAATAATAGTGGGTTTTTTAATCAGTTCGGCAGAAACGCTACAGGAAGCACAGAGTTATTTACTCTAGTTGCTCAAGACATTGGTACTGATCAAGTGCAAACACAAACCATAATAGAAGGTCAATTTAAGACCATAGGTTATTGGTTAAATAGTAAGTTTACTTATTCTTATGATGGTGTAAATACTTATACATATTTATTAAAATCTTTTAAGTGGGATTTAAAACAAGCAGTCCAAGAGTCAGTACTAAAGAAGATAAACTACAACGGAACAACCATAGACATAGACATATTTAAAAACTTAAATACTAGGAAATAATGCCATCAGTAATAAACGGAACTAATATACTTCTTTTTCAATATAATACTTCAACTGCCGTTGGAGTTCCTTTTGCAGCAGCTACAAACTGTACATTTACTACAAGTGTAGATCAGGTAGAAGTTACTACTACAAACTCAAGTTCATTTAAGGAGTATTTAGGCTCTCAGATTAATTGGAGCATATCTGCTGATGGATTTATCTGCCTTACTGATTATTCTTATTTAACCTTACTTACTAAACTAAGAGCAAAAGAGCAAATAGTCGTTAAGTTCCAAATTAACAATGATAATGGTGATGGTACAGGTACTTTAGGTTATAGTGTATTTACAGGTCTTGTAAATATTGTTAGTTTAGATATGACTGGTCCTGTTGAAGGGGCATCAACATATAGCGTGTCTTTACAAGGTACAGGAGCTTATACAATATCAGGAACTCAAGTTACTCCTACAGGTGTAGTTGTTACAGGTTCAAACGTAGTAATGTTTGATTATACTGCTGCTGGTGGAGAAACAACTGTGACTTTCTCAGGTGCTATTGGTAAAATCTGTGTAAGTGTTTCAAGGGGTGGTGTTGAGGTTAGAGGTATTGCTACTTCAGGTGTACCTACAGGTGAGAATGTAACGTTTAACGCATCTACAGGAGTCATTACCTTTGCAACGGCTAGAGCATTGGCTGCTGATGAGTTTATTAGAGCAATTTTTAAATAGAAATTAGAACATGAGTAATCAATTACAAATAACTGGAGATTTAAAGGTAAAGTCATTAACTGGGGCATTAACAGCAACTGCTGGAGTAGTTAGCTCTGTTCCTTTAGGTACTGCAAATGGTGTAGCTACTTTAGGTGCTGATGGTAAAGTACCATCTGCTCAGTTACCTACTTTGGCTTCTTCTTATAAGGGAACTTGGAATGCTGCTACTAATACACCAACTATTGCTGATGGAGTAGGTACGGCAGGAGATTATTACTTAGTTAGTACAGGTGGTACTTTTAATGGTGTTGTTTATGTTGCAGGTAATACAATTATATATTCAGGAACTGTTTGGCAAAAAGCTGGTGGTGGAAGTGGTACAGTAACTTCGGTTGGTCTTTCTGCTCCTGCTGCTTTTTCTATTACAGGATCACCAATTACAGGTGCAGGTACTTTAGCAATAGCTGGTGCAGGTACTGCTAATGACTATATAAAAGGAGATGGCACTTTAGGGCTATTTAGCACCGCAGCAATCGCTACAATAACTGGTGGAGCATCTACCATAGCTACAAGCAATTTAGACACCTCAAAGGCTTTAAATTCAAATTCTAGTGGCAAGGTTGTAGCTAATATAACAACAGCTACCGAATTATCATATTTAAGCGGTGTAAGTTCAAACGTACAGACTCAATTAGATGGCAAAGGTCCTTCTTATACTTTAGGAAGTGTTAGTTCATCACCTACAAGCGTATTGGTTATTACTGGTTCGGGTGCACCTGTTAACGGTTCTTTGACATTTACTGTTAATCAATCTTCAGCAAGTCAAAATGGTTATCTTTCATCTACTGATTGGAATACATTTAACAATAAACAAAGTACAATTTCTTTAACTGCAAATAGAGCAGTAAGTTCTAATAGCGGAGGTGCTTTAGTTGCAAGTATTACAACTGCAACTGAATTGGCATACCTTAATGGTGTTACTTCAAATGTTCAAACGCAATTAGATAGCAAAGCAGGTACGTTTACATTGGGTAGCGTAAGTTCTTCTCCTAGTGGGGTTTTATCTATTACAG